AAAGACAATTCAAAATCTAGACGTGAATTATATCCTGCTTACAAGTTAAATCGTAAGAACAACATGACCGAGGAAAAACTCGAGTCATACTATTCTCAAAAAAACAGGGTAAAACAATATCTAGAAGAAATTTTTGTTAGACAAGTAGAAATTGAAGGAAACGAATCTGATGATTTAATTGCTTTTTATTGCCAAATTTCCCCCGATGAAAACAAAATGATTTTTTCATCTGACAAGGATTTGCTCCAATTGATAGACGAAAAAACTTCATTGTATTCTCCTTTACAAAAATATACTTATCAAAACGGTGATTTAGTAAAATTTGGAAACTCATACATTCCACATAATAATATTTTGGTTGCAAAAATATTTTTGGGGGACCAAAGTGATAATATTCAAGGTATTAAACAACTGGGTGAAAAAACTTTCATAAAATATTTTCCTCAGGTACTTGAAAAGCCAATTTCTGTTGATGATATTTTAACAAGAACAGAAATTTTAGCAAAAGAAAATACCAAAAAAAATGTATTCAAAAATATTCTTAATGGTTTAACAAAACAAGGTGAATTGAAAAATGAATTCTACGTAATTAACCAAAAAATAATGGATTTAAAAAATCCTTTAATTACTAAGGAAGCTAAAGAAATCGTACAACAATATTATTCTGAATCTTTAGACCCTGAAGGTCGAGAAAGAAAAACAATAATGATGATGATGATGGAAGATGGGTTCTTTAAGTATCAACCAAAAACAGATGAAGCGTTCGTCGAGTTTTTGAAACCCTTTTTAAAACTAACTAGAAAAGAAAAAAGACAATTTAATCAAACTAAATCAAATTAAAAATGCAAGAAGAATCAATTATTAAAATGGAATTTCTCCTAACCCTCAATGATAATATTGTGGTACAAAGATATTTTAATGTTAGAAATTATAATCCAAACGCCCGTCGTTCTTATAACTTAGCGTACTTCATGGCTCAAGTTGAAGAAATTTTTAACTCAGACTTAAAAATGAAAACTGTGATGTATATGATGGACAATCAAGAGGCAATTTATCTTGACCCAGAGATTCTCAACACATCAAATACTGAGGCTCCAGAAAACTTTAACATGTATGTCAAATTGTCAGACAATATTATTTTTCATCGAATTTTTGATGGTAAATTGTACCCCCCCAAAGTTCGTTATACGGTAGATGTACGTCCTAGCCTAAAAAACATACTCAAAGGATTGACTGACATTTTTTCAGCCGACAATTTGTACTATGAGTACATGGACTACGACCTAACTCGGTAATATTTACTGAATACACTGCAGATTTATGACTAAAAATTTTGATTATCTAGGTAACACTTTTCAACTTCAACTACTCAACCAATTAATCTTAGATAAAGAATTCTCACAGTCTATTATCGATGTTTTAGAACCCTCTTATTTTGATAACAAGTACTTTAAACTTGTTATTCAAATGGTTAGAGAGTATTATGGAAAATACGAATCTACACCGACTTACGAAACCCTTGACCAAATAGCTAAGGCGGAAATAAGCCAGGAATTGGCCCTCAAGATTGTTCTTGATACTTTAAAGCAAATACAAGGAGCACCCTTTGATGGTAGTGTTTTTGTTCAAGAAAAGGCTTTGAAATTCTGTAAACAACAAGAATTACAGAAAGCCATGGATAAGGCTCAAAAGATTATTACCAATGGTGATTTTGAGTCTTATGACCAAGTAGAAAGTATGGTTCGTGAGGCCCTGCAAGTTGGGGAAAGAGAAACAGGTGTTCTCGACGTTTTCAATGGCCTTGACGACGTTTTAAATGATGATTACAGGCACCCTATCCCCATGGGCATAGAAGGTCTTGATAGACTTCTAAAAGGCGGTTTAGCAAAAGGTGAAATTGGAGTTATATTGGCACCAACCGGCGTAGGTAAAACTACTTTAATGACAAAAATTGCAAATTCAGCCTTTAGTATGGGATATAATGTGTTGCAGATTTTTTTCGAAGATAACCCCAAGATTATTCAACGTAAGCATTTTACTATTTGGACAGGAATTGAACCAGATAATTTATCGCCCCGCAAGGAAGAGGTTATAGAAAAAGTAACCGAAATTCAAAATACAATGCCCAATAAGTTAATTTTGAAAAAACTTCCATCAGATACTATGACTATGGCTCAAATTAAAACTCAAGTACGTAAAATGATTGCCGATGGAACTAAGATTGATATGATTACCTTGGATTATATTGATTGTGTTGTGCCAGAAAACACTAAAAGCGATGAATGGAAAGCTGAGGGTTCTGTTATGCGACATTTCGAAGCTATGTGTCATGAACTTGGAATTGCTGGGTGGACTGCAACTCAAGGCAATCGTTCATCAATTTCTTCAGAAGTTGTTACCACAGACCAAATGGGCGGTTCTATCAAAAAAGCACAGGTAGGTCACGTAATTATTTCTGTGGCAAAAACGCTACAGCAAAAAGAAATGAAACTTGCAACAATCGCAATTACCAAATCCCGCTTGGGCCAGGATGGTGTCATTTTTGAAAACTGTAAGTTTGACAATGAGTTGTTGCTTATTGATACTGAATCTTCAGTTACTTTCTTAGGGTTTGAAGAACAGCAGGAACAACGTAAGAGTGATAGAGTCAAAGAGCTTATGGAAAAACGTAAGGTCAGAGAGCAAACCAGTAGTCCCATCTAATTAAACCATTAAAATTTAAACCTAAAACAAATGAATACAATTGATATTGTTAATTCCACCGAACCACGTTTCGTTATCAAACGAAGTGGTGATAAAGTTCCTTTTGAAGAGGATAAGATAAAAAATGCTATAGTTAATGCGATGCAATCAGTTGACAAGGTAGACCTTGAAATGGCTGAAAGAATTGCTAGGATAACAAAAAAAGGCGTTTTTAGAAATAACAAGATTGGAACTCCCCATGTTGACGAAATTCATGACATGGTGGAAAACAAATTAATGGATAATGGTTTGAATGATGTTGCCAAAGAATATATTATTTATCGTTCAAAACACCAACCTAATATTTTTATGAAGAGAACTAACCTTAAACCATATGAATATCCAGCACTTTTAGAATACGTTGATGCGATACGTCATTCATATTGGGTTCATACTGAGTTTAATTTCACTTCAGATATTCAAGATTTTATGGTTCATCTTGATGAAAAAGAAAAAACGGCAGTGAAACGAGCAATGTTAGCAATTTCTCAAATTGAAATTGCTGTGAAAACTTTTTGGGGAGACATTTATAAAAGATTACCCAAACCAGAAATTGGGAGTGTTGGCGCAACGTTTGCTGAATCTGAAGTAAGACATGCTGATGCATATTCTCACCTGTTGCAGTTGTTGGGTTTTAATAACGAATTCGAAAATTTACTCGAGGTACCGGCAATTCGTAGACGAATTAAATATTTGGAAAAATCAATCTCAAATTCTAAAGCAGTGGAAAACCAAGACTATTTTGAGTCGGTTGTTTTGTTTTCAATGTTTGTTGAAAATGTATCCCTTTTCTCTCAATTTTTAGTTATTATGTCTTTTAACAAACATAAAAATGTTTTAAAAGGAATTAGTAACGCTGTTGAGGCAACATCAAAAGAGGAAAATATCCATGCTGAATTTGGTTTTGATTTGGTAAATCTTATAAAAAAAGAAAACCCAAATTGGTGGACACCCGAACTAGTTGAAGATTTAATTGTAGCAACTAAAGAAGCTTTCGAGGCTGAATCAGAAATTGTTGAATGGATTTTTGAAAAGGGAGATTTAGATTTCTTAACTAAAGCACAAACAATAGAGTTTATCAAACATCGTTTTAATGTTTCTTTAAATTCTATTAATATAGATAACGTTTTTCAAGTTAATGAAAATCTTCTTCTAACAACTGAATGGTTCGATGATGAAATTCTAACCACAAAACATACTGACTTCTTCAACAAACGCAGTATTAATTATAGTAAAAAATCAAAATCTATAACACTCAACGATTTATTTTAATTAAAAAACAGCGACAATAACAATATGGAAAATAAAGAAGCTTTTGACTGGATTAATGATGAGTCAATTACATTCCTTCAAAGAGGATATTTGAGTGAGGGTGAAGAACCAATCGAAAGAATTAAAACAATTGCGGAACATGCAGAAAAACTATTAGGAATTGATGGATTTGCTAAAAAGTTCTATGACTATATGGGAAAAGGATGGTATTCATTATCTTCTCCTGTGTGGGCAAACTTTGGTAAAGTACGTGGATTACCCGTCAGTTGTTTTGGTTCAAATGTTGGTGATAATATTGAGTCAATTTTATACACTCAATCAGAGGTTGGTGAAATGAGTAAAATGGGTGGAGGCACCTCGGGTTATTTTGGTAATATTAGAGGCCGTGGAGCCACAATTACCGACAATGGACATGCTCCAGGTTCCGTGCATTTCATGAATTTATTTCAAAGTGTGGTGGATAATATATCACAGGGTTCAACTCGTAGAGGAAGATTTTCACCTTATCTTCCTGTGGAACATCCAGACATTATGGAGTTTCTAGAGATTGGCACAGAAGGGTTCCCAATTCAAGAATTAACTCATGCTGTAACGGTTACAAACCAATTTATGGAAGAAATGATTGCTGGTGATAAAAAAAAGAGAGCTGTTTGGGCTAAAGTAATACAACGCAGAGGAGAAATTGGTTATCCATATATTATGTTTTCTGACACTATGAATAACAAAGCACCAGAAGTTTATCAGGAAAAGGGCATGAAGATTTATAATTCTAATCTTTGTTCTGAGATTGCGCTACATAACTCTGAAGAAGAGTCTTTTGTTTGTGTTTTATCTTCGATGAATCTTCTTCATTATGAAGAATGGAAAGATACTGACGCAGTCGAAACAATGGTATACTTTCTTGATGCAGTTGTAACAGAATTTATACAAAAAATTGATGCACTTAGACACAATGGAACTCTGGAGGGAAAACGCGCATTTTTTTATTTAGAAAAAGCATACAATTTTGCAACTAGACAACGAGCACTTGGCCTTGGTGTTCTTGGTTGGCACTCTTTGCTGCAATCCAGAGGATTACCTTTTGATAGTAAAGAAACTGCAAGATTAAATGTTGAGGTTTTCAAATTAATAAAAGACAAATCTTATAAAGCGTCGGCAGAGCTCGCTGAAATTTTTGGAGAACCTGAAACTTTAGTTGGTTATGGTCGTAGAAATGTGACCTTAAATGCTATTGCCCCAACAACTTCTTCGGCATTTATTTTAGGTCAAGTTTCTCAATCAATTGAACCAATCTGGTCTAATTGTTATGTAAAAGACGTGGCAAAACTTAAAGTTACGATTAAAAATCCTGTATTAAAAAAGTTTTTGATTGAAATTGGAAAAGACACTAAAGTAACTTGGGACAGTATTAAGAAACATGACGGTTCTGTACAACATCTAGAGTTTTTAACTGACGAACAAAAAGATGTTTTTAGAACTTTTGCGGAAATTAATCAGTCTTCTATTATTAACCAAGCAGCTGTTAGACAAGATTATATTGACCAGGCCCAATCCCTAAATCTTATGATTTCTCCGGACATGCCTACAAAAGATGTTAATAAATTGCTTGTAGATGCATGGCAATTGGGAGTAAAAACCCTGTACTATCAACACTCGATGAACTCAGCACAGGCATTTGCTAGAAAAAGATTGAATCTAAACGACCTTCATTGCGCATCATGTGAAGCATAATCTTAACTTTTTTAAGTTAATGAATGAAAAACCCGACATTAATAATGCCGGGTTTTTTCATTTCTTATAAAAAAATTCAAAGTATATTTATCTTATATGGCAGAAGGCGTAACTTATGGCTTAGCGTTTCCTTTTGAGAATTCTCAAAAGGGAGATTTTCTTTTATTAACCGAAACACAATTTGCGCAAATACGTAGTGATTTGATTCATTTGCTTTTAACAAAAAAGGGTTCTCGGTATTACTTACCAACTTTTGGTACTAGACTTTATGAATTTCTTTTTGAACCTTTTGATGGTTTAACCTTCGATGCTATTCAGGCTGACATCCGGGATTCTGTAGACCAATTTATGCCAAATCTTTTGATTAATAACATAACAATTGAACCTGCGGACCCGTCCGAAGAGGTTCCCCTAGCCCGAGGGGAAAGTATTCCAGGTCAGGCTAAGGACAATGTTTTCAGAGTACCTGGTAAGGGCACTTCAGAATATACCGCAAAAGTTCGTATTGATTATGCTGTAGATAATAACACTTTTGCTCAAAGTGATTTTATCATATTGAATATTTAACATTATATGGCAAATAATAGAATATCCTATACTGCAAGGGATTACGAAAGTATACGAATTGAGTTACAGAATTATGTAAGAACTTACTATCCTGAATTAATTCAAGACTTTAATGATGCTTCAGTTTTTTCAGTATTTTTAGATTTGAATGCTGCAATTGCTGATAATTTGCATTACAACATTGACAGAAGTATTCAAGAGACAGTTCTCCAATATGCACAACAAAGAGGGTCTATTTACAATATTGCTAGAACATATGGCTTAAAAATTCCAGGGCAAAGACCTTCAGTTGCTTTAGTTGATTATTCAATTACAGTTCCAGCTTTTGGTGATAAAGAAGATGAAAGATATCTTGGTATTCTAACTCGTGGTTCTCAAGCCTTCGGTGCAGGTATTGCGTTTGAAAATCAAAATGATGTTGATTTTGCATCGCCATATAATAGTTCAGGATTTCCAAACAGAACAAAAATTCCAAACTTTGATGCCAACGGAAATTTAATTAACTATACAATTACAAAAAGAGAGCTTGTTGTTAATGGTATTACTAAAGTATTCAAAAGAGTTATCAACCCAAATGATGTAAGACCATTTTTTGAGCTATTTTTACCCGAAAAAAACGTATTGGGTATTACAAGTGTTCTGCAAAAATCAGGAACAAATTACACAAATGTTCCAACAGCATCTGAATTTATTGGTTTAGAAAACAGATTATTAGAAGTCGACGCATTAGCAGAGGATAGAGTATTTATCGAAGACCCGACAAAAGTTTCCGACCAACCTGGTATTAAAGTTGGAAGATATCTCCAAACAAACAATCGTTTTATTACTGAATTTACCCCTGAAGGATTTTTAAAAATGACTTTTGGTGGTGGAACAACCTCAGCTCAAGACCAACTGAACGCTTTCACAAATTTAGGAGTTCCAGTAAATTTACAATCTCTAAGTAACAATTTTTCTCTTGGGTCTACTCTTATTCCAAATTCTACTTTGTTTATTCAATATAGAATTGGTGGCGGATTAGCAACAAATATTGGAACCAACGTCATCAATCAAATTGGTACGGTTTCATTCTTTGTAAATGGTCCTTCCCAAACTATCAACTCTGCAGTTATTAATTCCCTTAGATGTAATAACCCAACAGCAGCAATTGGGGGTTCAAATGTTCCAACAACAGAAGAGGTAAGGAACTACGTAAGCTTTAACTTTTCAGCCCAAAAAAGAGCTGTTACCGTCAATGACTATGAATCTCTTTTGAGAAATATGCCTAGCCAATTTGGTGCGCCAGCAAAGGTATCTATCACGGAAAATAACAATAAGATTTTGATTAACTTGTTGTCTTATGATACCTCTGGAAAACTCACAAACATTGTTTCAAATACCTTGAAGCAAAATGTTGCAAATTATCTTTCGAATTACCGAATGATAAATGACTACATCCAAGTGACAACTGCAAATGTAATTGACCTTGGTGTTGATATTTCAGTTGTACTAGATGCCACTCAAAACTCAGGACAGGTAGTTTCAGAAATCGTAAACAGAATTTCAGATTACTTTAATCCATTATCCAGAGAATTAGGACAAAATGTTTATCTATCGCAACTTAAAAGTATTATCCAAAATCAAACTGGTGTAATTACTGTTGCAGATGTTATCATTAGTAATAAAGTGGGGGGGCAATATTCTGGTGCAGAAACTTCTATGGCTTACTCTGACCCTGAGCTTAAAATTATTGCTTCGGTAGATGACACTATTTTTGCAGAGCCAGACCAAATTTACCAAGTTAGATATCCACAAAAAGATATTGTGGTAAGAGTAAAGAACTTACAAAATGTATCTTTTTCTTAACATCTTTATTTAATTTTCATACCAGGTATATTTTGATTAGGAAAAAGTGTTTTTAAAAAAAACACCATAAATATTTATCATTAAAACCTTGAATGGGACAGTCGCTGAGAATAAACACTAGTATTGGAATAGATAAAAACATTTCGTTTCAATTAGACCAAGATTTTGAGTTCCTCGAAATTTTATCTTTACAAATATTCCAAAACGATGTTTATCCCCGAGATTGCGCTGATTATGGGGTTGTTGTTGGGAGAATTGTTGCCAACGGAGGTCTTGGCATCCCAAATGCAAAGGTATCTGTTTTTGTGCCAATATCCGAGGCAGATTCGTTGAATGATAGAATTGTTCAATTGTATCCCTACACGCAGCCAAATGATAAAAACGATGATGGCTACCGCTTTAATCTTTTACCCTATTTACAATCTTACTCAACCCATGCAGCAACAGGAACATTTCCCTCTCGTGAAGACGTTCTCAAAGACCCAGTTGTAGTTGATATCTACGACAAATATTACAAGTTCACCGTAAAAACAAATGAAAGTGGTGACTTCATGATTTTAGGAGTTCCAGTTGGTCAGCAAACAATTGTTTTGGACTTAGATTTAAGTGATATTGGGGAGTTTTCCTTAACACCCCAAGACTTAATAAGAATTGGTTTAGCGACGGAAGCACAAGTTGCGGGGGATAGATTTAGAAGTTCTACAGATTTAGATTCTTTACCACAAATTATTCACATTGAAAAAGTCTTCGAGGTTGCTCCATTTTGGGGAGAACCAACTGTATGTCAATCAGCAATAAGTCGTATTGATTTTGATTTAAGAGATGAGGCGAATGTAGATATCCAACCCACCTCTGTTTTTATGGGTTCAATTTACTCAACTGGTGACGAATTTAAAATTGCAGCACCATTGGGATTTGGAAACAATCCACCATCCTTATTAACAGCAGGATGTAAGCCTAAAGATAACATGGGTAATCTTTGTGATTTGACCACTGGGCCAGGACAGTTGTTAGCCGTCAGACAAACAATAGTTCAGGACGACCAGGGTAGGCCAATTCTTGAGGAATATCGTCTCGAAAACTCAGGTAATGTTATAGATGAAAATGGAACTTGGTTAGTAGAGGTTCCCATGAACATGGACTATTTAACCACCAATGAAGAAGGTCAAAGAATTTTTTCTAGAGACCCCCGAGTTGGTATACCAACCAAAAGCAAGTATCGATTCAAAGTTAAGTGGCAACAAGCTCCAACAGATACGGAACCAGTCAAAAGAGCTTATTATCTTCTACCAAATATTAGGGAATATGGGTGGAGAACAACAGTTATTGACCCAAACTATGACAACTCATTGAATACAAGTAGGGAGCTCGCTAGTTCTTATTATTTCGGTTTAGACTGGACAGGATATACTGATGCTGAGTCTGCTACGGTATCCAATCAAAAGTTGCAGGCAGCAATCAATTGTGAGGACACGTTTTATGAATTAGAGTACAATAAGGTTTACACTCCTGCCGGCCTCATTGACCAGTATAAGAGGGGGATTAACAGAGGAAGATTTATTGGTATTAAGGAAATTGGAGATAGCGATTGTGAAACAACGGTAAATAAGTTTCCGGTTAATGATGGCGTAAAGAACTTTAGTACTCAGTTTTTTTTGTTTGCCATTTTGATGCAATTTATTCAACAAATATTCCCTATAATTTTGATTGTTTACCATGTTTTAGGATTCGTTATTAATACGTTTATAGTTCCACTAATTCAATTTGTTGTAAGGTTCCAGAATATTGTTGCTTATGCTTTGTTAGTCATTGGTGGTGCTCTAGCTATTTTTGCTGGTGCTGGAATACCTTTGATTGTTGCTGGTGTCAGTTTGCTATTAGGGGGGCAATTCTTAAGTAATCTTTTACAAAGATTTGTCCAATTTCTGAGATTTGGACCTTTACGACTCCCGATGATAACTTATCCTGAGTGTCAGAATTGTGATTGTGCAACCCCAAGTTTGGATGGTGGTGGCGACTCAACACCAAATTCATTATTGACTCCATTAACACAGAGTGGTTTGTATTTTGAAGCACTGGAAGATTACCCTGGTTTACCTGCTCCAGCAACTGATGATGGTGACGTTAGTGATGGAAACATTTCTGTGATTTCATTAATCTTTTCTGAAGCAATAGGAACTAGAAATGCTGATGCCAAAAAATTGGCACAAGATAATTCAACGGAATCACAAATCTCACGATTACCTGACACAAGAAATACACTAGGAATTCCTAAAAAAGTTTTTGCAATATCCTCTGATATTCCAATGGCTCAAAGAATTAATATTTTTAATGCCCGAAAAAAATATTTTGATAATGTAAATAAAATAAGTGTAAGTTTTGATAATCCAAATAATTTAACAACACAACACTTTGATAATACGTTAACAATTCTCACTCAATCGCCCCTTGCCGCCGGCACACTTTTAACTTGTGTGGGTATAGACAAAACTGAGGATGTAAATTTCCTTTATTCAGGAAATACGCTTTTTGGTGGTATCAGTGGAACCACTCTTCTTTCAGGCCCTGGAACCGTGACGGTAAACTATGCAACAAGCCAAACTGCAAATGCGAGTAAAACTTACTTTTTAAACACGGGTTCTACAATTAACAATTACAAATTTCCTGCCGATTTGGAATACTACCAGGTTCTTACAGCTATAACCGTCAGTGATGCTTTTACTCTTGCCGGAGGTGGGGGAACTGCTGTTTGTAATCAATATGTGGTAGAGACTCAAATTGGTAATCCTAATATTCCACAGTTAGTCACTGTAACTTATGTAGATTGTTTAGGAAATAACCAACAACTTACGGTAACAACAACTTTTGATAGTTCTATTAATCAATATGTTCAAGGTGTCGATGTTATATGCTCATCAACAGTACCTCAAGTCATACAAGGTAATGGTACCGTGACACAACAAGGGGTTTGTCCAAGTCCAAACAATTATGGTGGGATTTTGCAACTTTTGAATTCACCAACCAGAATAAATTGGTCAATTTTGAATTTTGATTTTGGAGGGTGGGCATCTCAAACCTCCGTGAATATTAAAACTAGAGATTTTTATGATGGATTTGACAATCAATATATTTTAATTCTTCAAAGGGGGGTTGACCCATACTCTCCGTTATATGTTAACAGGTATGGAATTGGAGACCTTTTAGGGTTGTCAAGTACAAACTCTTTGACCTTTACAGCACAAACAAGACTTAACATTCCCATACAAGCCCTACCTGCTAATGGAATTTCAGTTCAAAACCACACCAGTCAAAACAATATCTTCTATTCATCTTATTTCTTTGAAGCAACTAATGACTTTACTGCTTTCACAACAAGCAATGTTGGTTACTACAGTGCTATTGATGGAAATAGAAATTATTCAATTTACAATAATCCAACCGTAGGTCCAATTAACACTCCTCTTATTACAACAGGGCAAATGGGTTGGGTTTCAAACTATCTAAACACCCCAATAAATTCATCGGTTGAAATTGTTGTTAGTGAACCCGCGAATTATTCTTTTAGTACCACACCAAACCCAGCAAAGTATGATGCGACAGAGGACTTATCTGGTGCAGATTTTTATTATACTATATTAGATGGGCAAAATCCTCCAAATAATCCAAAAAATTGTAGTAGTGTTTATTATAGTTTTTCTCTTTTGCCAACGGTTGATGCACCCAATACAAAACTTAATATTACAAGTAAAGCTCTAAATGTGATGCGAACAGACCGATTACCGTCCTCTGATTTTTTGGATGGTAATGCTTGGAATTCAATTGTTCCTGTTCTTCAGATGAACCGTGGATTTACGATGTATCTTCTTGACACTGGAGGAGAGGGTATCGTTACATCTACCTACGGTTCTGGAGCAAGTATTGTAGGCAATGATATTGAAGATTTACCAAACGCACTAAATGTTACAGAAACCTTCTCATGTGAAAACATGGTTAGTTTGGATTGTTATTCAAACGTTGATAACACCTTGGTAGTGGATACTAACTGTGCTGAAGAAGATATAATTGAACGTGGTTGTTTCGTTTTTGCTAAAAGATTACTTAAGGGATTGCCAAGGGATTTAATTGCTTTCACTGAATGGGGTTTACGATATAGATTTTTTTACGCTTTGTGCCAGGGTGTGGTTTCCCAAACATTTACAAATAACTGGGTAAATGGAAGTTTGTATACGTTTCCGTTTGCTGTAAGAACACTTTATGGTTCTAATAATCAAATTTCCAGAAGAGTATTCTGTAAAGACCTGATTTATTATAATGAAGATAGTAATAATTTTTATTACCGAAGTAGTCCATACAGTCCAACAAGCGATAGTTTTATTGGAAAATTGAATAATCCTATTACTGGTTCATTAAACGATTATAGTTTACAAACTCCAGCAACTATCATGAACCTAGGTCCCAAAACTGCTATTTTTAAAGAGCTTACTTTGAATCCATCAGACGACGGATTTGTAATGGATGTTTTAACACCATCAAGTTATGGTGATACAAGTGATTTATTGAACTTATTTGTGATTACAAGAATGACAAACGCACCATATTTAAAATTTTTGTTGCAGTATTATCCAGGTGTTGCAGGAACTAATTTGGCGATAAATAGTTTGTTCTCGAGACCACTTCTTAGACTTGATGGTGATATTACTCAGCTGCTCTCAATCAATTCGGAGTTCGGTGTAATTAAATTTAGTTCGCAAAGTTATCAAGACGACCCAAATGACCCAAACAATCCGATTTATATTTCTAGAAATCCAAATGGTTTTTCTGTTATGGGGGTTTTCTTTTCCTCAACCACTGAAGACTTGCAGTATAAAGACTTCTTATCCCCAGGAAGAATTAATTTCAGACCAACACCCTCATCAAGCGCATTTCCATATTATTACGATTTAAAATCGCAAAGAGTACCTTTTTATCGTTGGAGAAGAGATGACGTTGCTCAATTATGGTCTTCCATAAATCAAGTGTTGAATTTGGGAAATGAGGTTGGTATTTTTGGTACCCAAAGCAATGACTGGGCTACTGATAATTCGGATATTTTCAGTAAAAACTATCAAGCTCAAGACCGAACTAATCCATCCCAACCATCATATTTTCTTGGTTCCAATTCTCAATTAAACGACATCGATGCTAGAGGTTACATCTTTAATGTTGACACTAATGGCAACTACTCAACAACTGCGGGGAATTACCCAGAGGTTTTTGCAGTGGGAGCACCAAACCATTTTTACTTTGGTTTAATAAAAGGGGCCACCTCACTAGATAGGTTCAAGTCAAAATATTTGGCAGATGAATAGATTTGAAATAATTCCGTCAAGACTGAGTTTTAAGTCGGCACCAATAGTTGACCAACAAGTTAGTATTGACCTAACTCAAACTCAAAAAGAGCTTACTCAATATGTGAGAAATAACGCTCTTTCACTAGCTCAACTATACCAGGATGAGAGACAGGCGTCTTTTAGATTCAGACCAACCTTTAAAATTCAATATTTATACGATAATACTTTAACTGGGACTACGGGATATAACCCATTTAAAAATAACTTATATTATGTAGAACCTGTTCAATCCAGATTGAGTGGTGTTTGGAAAGGGTTCCCGCAAAATTATGAGTTTGATTTTTTTAGAACTAGAATTGACGATGGTCATTTTGATTATCAAGCCTCAAGTGCATACACCTACAACTGGACTTACTATTTAACCTATTCTGCGGAAAATGATTACACCATTCCAATGGAGGCTACATACCAGAACACAACTATCAATTGGCTCTCTGGGGATGGGATTCCGTTTATTATGTTTAAATCAACTCAAGGGGGGGCAAACATAATATCTTTTCAATGTTTAATGCCACACAATTTAACGTTGGATAATTTTGTGGAGTTATCATTTTCCTATGACCAAGAAAATGTTTTTGGAATATTTTCTTTTGGTGATTCAAACTTCGATAGTTCAAATTACATATTCAACATCGTAGATATTGGTTATACTGGTACAACTTTTACCGATGGTGCAACTGGTACTTTTAGAAGAGTTTTAGACCCTAATAATCTACTAGAAACAACGTCAAAATATTTTGTAAAGAAAAATAGAATTATTTACAATGAGAAAGACATCATTGTAACTAAGACTGGATTTGAACTCAATTCATTTTCCAATGAAAAAAAGTTAGAATACAGTTCAATAACCCCTAACGATGTTACTAGAATTTCTCAGAAAACAAGTTCATTAACCTATAATGTAACCCTAGCAAAAGACCTACTATTAAGTGGTCTAACTGACAATCACAATCGTCCTGTAAGTGAAGTATTTCTTTCCATTGTAAACAAGGGATATAGTGGGTATTTCAACAAATTGAACAACGGTGTTGGGTTAAAACAGGGATGGGTTTTCAATTTGACAAATCAAATTGATTCTTGGTGGAGTGAACTCAATCAATACTCCTATACGAATATTCCTGTTGACTCCTATACTTTAACTAATGGGACAACAGAAACTTTTTATTATAACAGAGTTTTAAACCCTGGAGATTTATTGGATGGCGATTTTTGTGAGTGGAATGATTATACACAATTCGAAATTGTTGTTTCTAGGTACGTACAAAAAATACAATATAATCAAGAAGTTTTCACAACCGAGACCACACCAAGTTATAACCCCCAGGGTTACTATTATTTGCCACATAATTCCATGGTTCTCAGAATATTTTCCGATTACATAGAAACATCTCCAGCAACTCAAGTTGATGGAATCCCATCGTGGGCCTATTTTTCAGAACAAAGTCAAGAATTTCGCTGGAGAGAACCATATCTTTATGGTGAATTTGATGAGTTAGACAGAGGAACAAATTTTCCATATTTAAACCGAGCGCACTATTCTTTTTCCAACCAAATCTTTAGATTAATTCCTGAGGGAAGTAATTATCAAGAGGTGTTGGGCGGATTTAATATTGCAGTTCAACCAACTGTGGACGATTGTGAATAAATTCGAAGTTAAATTAGGCATTAATAATGCGGATAAGGTTCTGCAGGTTCCCATCATGCTTGATTGGGAACTTTTAAATACGGAAAATGAAATAGACAAACTTGAAGCGCAAATCAATCAGGATATTGCTGGGCTTGGAATCGATTTCGAAACGACAAGGTTTTCACATTCGGCATATACCTTTACACCCCCCTCTTTGAGTGTTATCCAACCCACACCAACACTTCGAACTAACATTAACTACGAGTTTAATTTTTTCTCTGGGGGCACCCTAAACGGGGCAGCATCAACTGGTAACTGGATTGCTGACTACAATGCCGAGGGATTCTCGTACGATGAGATTTACTATTACACTCAAAACTTTACGAAGAGTTTTTTTAAGTTAGACTTCTATGATTCTCCATCTCAGACTGCGCAGCAAAATTATCTAACTATTATCATCCCCACAACTCAGGGTGAGCAAATGCCCGTTGTTATGCAGGGACAAAATGTTTTAATCAACAAGCCAGTTTACTCTTTGGATTTTGTGGGTGACACGGATGGTTTTTTTATCTATTGGTTAAAATCCAGGGAGTATTTAAATGTTGACCAGTTCTATGTTAGTTGCAAATTTTACAATGCCAAGACGGGTCAATTTGTAAGGATGATTAACAGGCCACAGAGTCTTCAGAACATCAATACTTTCACTGTTAACAACCTCTATAATTTCTATTACATCTATAAGTTGGATTACGAGAGTGAAAAATATGTAGTATTTGATATGCCAACCTTCGAAAGAGTAGGTACAACAACTCCCATAAAATGGTATGAATATGTAGGACCAAATGGCTGATTATAAGTTTGTTGTTGGGCCCGGGAATATAAGTTCTGATTTAACTAGCGTTGATATCAGTGGAACCACCTTTGGGGTATATTCTTCCATGACTCAGGTTTTAAGTGGGGGTACTAATGGTGATTCGATTCTTACGGGGTTGAGTGTTTGCATAATGCTTACAGAAACCACAATTGATTTGGGTTATTATTCTCCCTTCGATGGTGCTGCCGAGCAAAAAGACGTTGTTACAAATTTCATTTTTACTTCTTCCACAAATTCTCCTTACGTTTATACTGTTTTTAACTCCTCCAATAAGGCTGCCAATTATCTAGCCTTAGCCAGTTATACTATTAACTGGGGGGATAATACCCCCAATGAGATATTCACGGGAGATACGCTTTCTCACAACTATCCTACGACACCCTCTGGTTATACAATTACCATGAGACAGACAACACCATTTGGGGTTAATGATATATCTAAAAAAATTACAATACCATTCACTAATGCGGTAATTTATAATCCTTTGGGTAGGGCATTCTTTACTCCCCTTGGAGGAAGTTGGGCAAACACGCCCGTTAGTTATGATTACATATTCTCCGGTGATGCGGTAAACACGGTGGAAAGTGAAGTTTCTTCCGGGTATACACAAGTCCCCTTTGTTGTTTCGGGATTGACAACTTCAAGGATAACGGAGCTTGCCCTGTATGGTCAGAATCCCTATCAAGTTGGTGTTCCTGTGTTTTATGGTGCCCAGCCATTTGGGGTTATAACGGATATAAATTCAGTGTTTACGGCCTATACTATTGAGGATACAAATTATTATGACTATTCCGATGGTACAAGTATCTATTTTCAAAACAGTAGTGGTTTCACAAGCGATATGCTTACAGCCGTGCCAATCACAAAAGATGAGCTATTAATAAAGATTCAAGACCAACCCCAAATTATCACTGACGTGTATGTTGAGAGGGGTAAAAACACTGTATATCAGCAGATTCAAAGATTGGGAGAGGTATCTACCCTTTCGGGATTAATAAACTATGGTTATGGATACTACACCATAGAAAATAAGGGATAAACTATTTATAAAAATAACAGATTAAAAAGTGGCTATCGGGACTTACGGAACAACAAGAACGGCGGATGTATCGCCGGAGGATGTAGAAATCATTCTAAATTATACACCATCGAGGGATGAGACAGAAAAT